GCCCTCAGACAAACCCACCGCCTCAAAGGGATTCGGCAGTTCGACCTCCAGTTCGACCCGAACGATATTGACGGCAGCAGACGGAAGCTTTAGCTCCCTATTTACAGTTGCCGGGGCCGCACTTTCAGACAACCGGACGTCCACATAGGCGCGCACGTCGCGTCGCCTGATTTCCCTGAGACCTTTGCCAGCAAAATGAGGGACGAGCCTTTTTAGGCTGTATTCGTCTCGCTCTACTCCCTTGCCCCGCTGTTTTTTCCAATGCAGGTAGAAAGCAATGGCCTCTTCAAACAGCATCATTTATTTTTAGGAAATCCCAGCTGGCCAAATATACGCGGTCACAATACTGAGACATAACATCGCGCGATGTCGCTTGATTACGACAGAAATGTCATATTTCAGCGACAGACAAAAGGCAATCGCTCCGGTCATAATCCACACCGTTTAGACGCCTAATCCCATAACCGCGAGAATGTGCCTTGCTTTCACTATTGGATCGACGTTTGCCTAACACCCCCGAGCGCGACTACAGCGACCGAGTGGACACCTACTACCGAGCGCGCGCAGCAGCGATGGTCAAAACGCGCCGTTTGCTGGCCGAGCACCAACTTTTGCACGCGGCCATCTTCATCGATAAAGAACGCCCCGGCCTGTGGGAGGGCCTCCACGAAATCATGCTCCGCACCGGTTATTCCAGCGAAACCGTACTGATCGACCACGGTCAATTCATGGAACCCGTGAAATTCGACGTGCACGTGATGCCCCTCCTAAAAGCCGCCTTGGTGCGCATTCAGGCCGCAGAGCCTCAGACCTAACATCACTGCTTAAAGCGCCACGGCGACGAATCAGACACGCGCGCTCGAGCGCCCTCTGTGGACGCCGGGGCCTTCGGCCCTAGCCCTGGCCCCACGTGAGCGACCGGCAGCGCGTCGTGGCCGGGGACTGGTAACCCCGGCCCCTCTGTTGGCAGCGCCGCCTGTTCACCGCCTTTGCTTATAGAGGGGGCCGAAACTGCCCTTGGGTCTGTGCCTGGATTGAAGTCCAGAAAGTAGCCATCCGTGGCGATGGTCCGACACAGCTCCACGTCGATCCCGCGCATCGGGGTGCCCTGCTGGCTGTAGCAGCTGCACCGCTTCGGCGTGGCAACGCACATGACGGGCACCGGGGCCGTTACAGCGGCCGTCAGGGCGTCATAGCGGGGCGCCGTGTGCGGAAGGCCCGGCAATCGCGGCTCGAAGCTCTGGAGCCATTCTGTGCGGCTTATGGGTGGTGTTTTCCCAGTCTTGGCCTGGGCCTCAGCTATCGGATGCTGCGCCGAGGCCACCGGAGCGTCCGCTTTCTTGGCCCCGGCCATGCGCTCCCCGAACCACCTGGACACGACCCACCCCGACACCACAACCAGCAACGGAATCAGCAGCAGCACCCATACCCGCTTCGGAATCGACCGCTTGTGGGTGTGGACCTCGGCCGACTCGTACAGCTTGAACACGTCGACCGGGTATTTCACCATCGCCTTGACCGAGTCGTCCCGGCTCCCTGGCTTGTCACACTGCTCCTTCACCCCGCCGTTATGCCACTCATGTACCGTCGCCGCATGAGTGCCGAATGCCCGCACGACGTGCCGATGGAGGCCGACCAGCCGCCGAACGTTCGTGTGCAGCAACATGGGATGCTGCGTGATCAGGTACAGGTCCGTCCCGGTGTGCCGGTGCGTCTCCAGCTCCTCCACGTGCCTGGGCACATTGTCACCGTACGCCCTGGGCCTGAAGGCGCGTTGGCACTCGTCAATGGCAATGATTGCGCCGGGGTTGTCGCGCGCGATCTGCCACCAGTCCTCGGCCTTATCAAACTCCGTCCATGGCAGCTTGAGGCCCTTTATCCCGTTGTAGAAAACGGGGCGGTTGTCCTTCTCGGCAAGCTGCCTGATGCGGTCAATCGTGAGCAGCGTTTTCCCCGAGCCAGGAGCGCCAGTGGTGACGACGATCATTTCAGCACCATGCGGGTTACCGCGCCCGAGGTCAGACCGCTGACGATCAAGCGGGTTGCCATAGCGCTGAACAGGATGGAGACGACAACATCCACCTTAGCCAGGTGCAGGCATGCGATCACCGTTGCGGGCGCGCTTCCCAGCTGCGAAATGACCTGGGACTTGAGCGCCGTGAGTGTGATATCCAGCCCCGTGTAGCTCACATACCCTATGCCAAGCGCAATTAACACCCGGCCCACGACCGACCCCGACGCCGCGGCCAGTACACCCACCAATCGAAGAATGAACGCGATCATGCTGTTTTACCTCCCGTGATGATGCGAGCCGCGACGATCAACGCCACGGCAACTAGGACCGTGCCCATGATGGACAGGTAACTATTCAACTGCGAGAAAGGCAGCGTCACGCTGTGCGTGCTGTCGATGGCGATCACCTGATCGGTGAGCCCCGAGGACGCGAGGAACGCGGTCTGATCGATGCTGCTACTGCTGATGTTGACCGTCGTTTTCGCAGTGGCCGTCGCCAGCTGATTGTCGCTGCCGTCCACCACGTGCTGGCCCGCAACGCTATCCGCGTCCGAATTCCAAAGGTCGCAATTACGCTGATAGACCTCGCGAGCAATCGCCCCCTCGATGGCGTCACCGTCGAACGAGAACCCGCCACATGACCCGCTCCACGTGTTCGTCTTACAAATGTTCGCCGTGGGATTGGCCGTGCAAAACTTCGTCACGTCGTCCTTGTTGGCCAGAGGATCGCTCGTTGTGCTGCTTATCGGCTGACCCGTGCTGCTCACCGTGTTGGTGGTCACAACCACCGTCCCGTCCTGGTTGGTCGTTGTCGTCGTGGTGGTCTTGGAGCCGTCGCCGTTCGTTACCGTCGTGCTGCTGGTGGATTGAGACGCCGGTTGGCCGCTCGTGGTCCCTCCCGTGCCCGCCGTGCTGAGGCACACCCAATTGCCATTCACGTACCCGCCCTGTTGACCGGTGCCGCACGAATTCTGCGCAGGCGCGCTAACGCTGGCGGTTGGTGTCAACGTGCTCGACGTGTCCGGCGATCCTCCCACGAAGGCATAGTTGCCCTTGCAGTAGTAGTGCTTAACGCCCGCGACCGTTGACACCCCGGACGGGCAGGTTCCCGAGAACGACACGCCGCACGAGTTCGGGGCAACGGCATAGCTCACGATATTGGCAGTTGGATTGGTCCCGATGTCATACCAGCCTTGACTATAGATTGTCCCAGCAGTTGGACAGGCACCGCCCGAGGTCGCCACGCACGCCTCTGACGCGCTGAGCAGCTTCCCAGCGCTGCAACTGATCGAGATAGAAAAACTGTCGGTGTGCACGGTCGGATTGGGCGGCGCGGTCCAATCCACATTACACGCGGACGTGCTCGACGACGTACCAACGCCGGTAAGCGCGGCGCACCGCCAGTTGAAATAGCTGTCACCCGGAATGCATGACGCGTTGACGCTCGCCATCTGCGACATGACAGCGGACCGCGTAGCGCCGGTGACAGTCGGCCCGCCGCAGTTGCTATAGGTGAAAGACCAAATATCGGTCCCCGCCCTGGCCGGGTTCATCCAGGCGAACAGCGTGATCCAGATGAACGCGAGCCACCAGAAAAGGCGCACCCACTTCCAGGCACTACCCTCGCGCCACATGCGCCCCGCTTCGACCCACGCAGGCCGCTCCTGTCTCATTATTTGAACAGTATCCACGCTGCCCCCAAGATGGTGAACATGACAACCCAACCGATCATTGCCGCCTCCGAATTAAAAACGGGGGCCGGGGTTTCCCCACAGCCCCCGCACAGGGATGCCCCTGACGATTACATCGCCCGGCGAACCCACTTGAAGGTCTTGATGCCCACGAACACCAGCAGCACAGCAGCGCCAATGGCAGCCGTAGGGGTCGCGACAGCCGCGATCTGATCGGTGACGGCGGTCACATCAATCGGCGTGGCGGTCGCACGAGCCAGGCCGGAACCCATCGCGCCAGCCACAACGGCACCGACGGCCAACAGTTGCTTGAAATTACGATTCATCTTCACTACTCCTATCGTTGAAAAACCCGGCCAACTGACGTAGGCCCCATGCCAACGCCCAGACCGTAGCTACAGCGACGCCGATAACAGCGCCTTCATCCGCCGAGAGAGGAACCGCGTACCACGCGGGGGAAGCCTCTGACGGCGAAAGCAGAACAGCCGTGCATGTCGTGAGGTCCGCAGGCTGCGGGTCCACGAGCTCGACGCCGCCTACACTGTTGACCTGCACGCACTGCATGGCTCTAAGCCTTGCCCGCAGGAGCAGCAGCGCGCTCCACCGGCTTGATATCGACGATGGTCAGGCTCGTTGCCTTCTTGCTCGCGAACTCCACCATGTGCACGTCGGCCAAGAACGGATAAGGCACGTGTGCAATGCGATCCAGTACCGCCTTGTCGATACACTTGCGAACCTCCGTGCGCTTTCCACGGCCTAGCGGGGCTTTAAGAGTGACTTCGAGATGCACGCCATAGGCCGCAGCGAACTCGCCGTCTCCGTCGTATTTCGATTCGCCATGAATGACGGCCCTACGCGTGAACACTTCGCCATCGGTGTATTGCTGCTGCGCTACTGTTGCCATTTCGCTCTCCACTCGTTAAAGGACCGTTTTGTCGTGTCGGTTAGCACGTCGGCCACCACCGCCGCAGTTTGGATACGCCGAGGCAATTCCCGAATGCGGATTGCTTCGACCATATCGGTGTCAGAGACGCCCCCCTGTTGGAGAACGTGAAGGTATTTCCCATAGGTGCGCTTCAAGTGCGTGCACATCACGCCGACGCTAATGAAGGCTTCCTTGATGATTGTTTTGATTCGCTCGCCCGCGCCCTGCAGGACCCGCTCCATCGCGGGATACGCGCCGACGAAATACAAGTCGGGGTCGGTGAGGATGTCGAAGGGGATTACGCGGTCGCGCTTACCGAACTGCACTTCAAACCGGACCCAAGGCGATTCGAAATCGCCCAACTCTTTGCCCTTCTCATAGCAGCGCAGCAGCTTCCCGTTCTTGGAGTCGCCGACGTAGAAGGTGCGGCCACGCACGCCACCGATCCAATCGCCCGCTGTACTGCTCTTCGGCGCACGGCCGCGCGTGATGAACTCGCCCGCCTTGTACCAGCTCACACAGTCGTCAACATCAACCGTGCCCTCGTACACGTCGCACGCCACGTCGCAACGCGTGATGCGGACCTCGGGCAGTGTTTCGAGCCACAGGCGCAGGGCGTCCCATCGCTCGATGGACGCGCAGCACTGGCCGGTCATGTCGATCATCATTCGGCCGCGCTGAGCCTCGCCGCCCCAAAAGACGCGGCAGAGCGGCATCATCGAGAACCGATCCGAGAACACCCGGACTTGCATGGCACGCTCGAAGCCGTTGCCACCGTGCGGAAGGTCAGAGGCCGTCACCTTGGCCGTGGTGATGAGCGAGAGGCCACGAAGGACCTCTTCATGAGGGACCGCCGCGAAGGTGACGGTCAGGTAATCAATCGCCGTCTTGCTCACCGGGACTTTCCCCCCGTGTTACCGGACGGGGGGAGCGCTGCGCGCCGCCGCCCACCCCGCTGCGCGGGGCGGGGTGCGTCGCGCCGCGTATCTCCATTTGCGATGGATTGAGCGATGCGGCTTTTTCCCGGACCTGCCGCACGCGGCGCCACTATCATCGATGCATGAACATCGACATTCCCGCTTTCTCGGTCCACTTCGACGTGGACACTTTTTGGAGCGTGCTGACCGGCGACGTGCTGCTGCTCGGCGTTGCGCTGGTCCTGTGGCTCGTGTTCAGAAAGCCGAAGCCGAAACGGCGCAGCTTCGACGAGTGGGACCTCTAAGCGCTTCACTGCGAACGCTCCAGCAACCGCCCTACCCTCGCCCCTGGGTTCACCCGCCGAGCGACCTCAATGTCCGCGTATGCCGTTTTGAAGCGCCTGGAACCTTCCAGGCACAAGCGGCCAAGGTCCGAGGCGCGGAACTGGAAGGACTTGCAGGAAGGGCACTCGACCCGATGGGCTGACCACGCGTCGAACGCCGCGCGGGCCTTTTCCTCGGGTGTCGGAAACACCCGCCTTGACGTGCCATAAGCCAT